TAGTGTTCCAACTGTTGGATTATCTTCAGCTCCTTTAGGTGGTGTTACCGGAATAGCATCTGCCGTAATGATTGGAGGTGTTGTTGCCTGTAACGATAATGTAAATCCGGCGGCAAGATCTGTTCAAGCAGTAGATATTGTTAATGCTGGTTCTGGATATACAGTAGCACCAGGAGTAAGATTCATAGGCGGTGGGGGCGCTGGTGCCGCCGCTACGGCAACTATTGGTAACGGAATTGTTGGTATAGTAAGTATAACATCTAATGGATCTGGGTACTCTACAGCACCTACTATAAGATTCACAAACGAAATATTCGCTACTGGTGTAGCAACTGTCTCTGCTGCTGCGACGGCAGTTGTTAGTGCGGCAGGAACAATTACATCAATTAGAATTACAAATGCTGGATTGGGTTACAGTGTAGCACCAACAATTACAATCTCTTCTCCTTTCAGTTCTGGAATAGGAACTTTCCAATTCAATGAAGTTATAACTGGACAAACTAGCGGAACAACTGCGAGAGTTAGAAAGTGGAGCGCAGTGACAAATCAACTAGAAATTTCAAATATCAGTGGATCCTTTGTCTCAGGTGAAACAGTTGTTGGAGCAGCATCCAGTGCTTCGTATCAAATAAGAAGTGTAGAAACTAACATGAACAATGATGGATATTCGGATAATGATGAAATTGAGATTGAAGCAGAACAAATTATAGACTTTAGCGAATTCAACCCCTTCGGAATTCCATAAATAAAAGTTATAAGACTTTCAAAGTTATATAATAGGTAAAAAAATGTTTGAATACTTTTACAACGAAATTTTAAGAAGAACTGTTATTGCGTTCGGAACTTTATTCAATAATATTGAAATAAGACACACAAATAGTTCTGATCAGGTTGTAAGTATTTTGAAAGTTCCTCTAGCTTATGGTCCAACACAGAAGTTTCTTGCTAGATTAGAACAATCTCCTGATTTAAATAAGCCAACGGCAATGACTTTACCTAGAATGTCATTCGAGTTTACTGGATTAACTTATGACCCAGGTAGAAAAGTTACAACAACACAAACTTTTACTGCAAAAGATTCTACTACGGGAACAGAAACAAAAAAGGCGTATATGCCAGTTCCATATAATATGCAGTTTGAACTTAGCATTATGTCAAAGTTAAACGATGATGCTCTCCAGATAATAGAACAGATATTACCATATTTCCAACCATCATATAATCTAACAGTAGAACTTGTAGATTCAATTAATGAAAAAAGAGATATTCCAATAGTTCTTGAAAACATCACAATGCAGGATGATTATGAGGGTAACTTCACTACAAGAAGAGTTTTACTTTATACTTTAAGATTTACTGCAAAAACGTATCTATTTGGTCCAATGTCTTCGGCTACCAAAGATATCGTCAAGCAAGTTTCTATCAGCTATCTTACTGGAGATAGTAGAGACAATACTACAAGAGAAGTTGTTTATTCGGCAGAACCAAGAGCTATTAAAAATTATACAGGTATTATCTTAACAAATCTTTCTAAAGATATAACAACAACTGATTCTTTAATTACTGTTAACGACGCTTCTTCTATAACTGTAAATACATATCTTGATATTGAAGGTGAAGAAGTATATGTAAAATCAAAATCTGGAAATGTTTTGACAGTTGATCGGGGTAGAGATAATACTACCATAACGTCTCACTTAACTGGGTCTGAAGTTAAATCAATAACCACAACGGACAATTCCTTGATAGAAGAGGGTGATGATTTTGGATTTAGTGGAAGCATTTCATGAAAATGACAAAGAAATTTGACAAGTTGGATGACGCTTTTAATGTGGAAAGCGAAATTATCGAATCTAATCAGGTAGATCCTACAGAAAAGATTGAAAAGTTGTCATCTGCGGTTGATGATATAAAAAAAGACTATGAATACACCAGAGGAAATTTATATTCATTAATTGAAAAGGGTCAGGAAGCTATAAATGGTATCTTGGAATTAGCTCAAGAAAGTGAAATGCCAAGGGCTTATGAAGTTGCCGGACAGTTAATTAAAAATGTGGCAGATGCTACAGATAAATTGATGGATCTTCAGAAGAAACTAAAAGAAGTAGAAGAAGAAAGACAAGCAAAAGGTCCAACTAATGTAACAAATGCTTTATTTGTTGGATCGACAGCAGAGTTAGCAAAATTACTCAAAAAACAACCTACCGATGAAAACCTTTAAACAGTTTCAAGAAGAGTGGACTAATAAATATAAAAAGAGTATTGACTGCTCAAATCCAAAAGGATTTTCTCAACGTGCTCATTGTGCAGCGAGAACAAAAAGAGCAAAAGGTGAAGAAACTAAATCAAAACCAGTTGAATGAAGAATCAAAAATTCTCCCACAAAACACCACATCTAAAAGGAAAACAACATAGGTTGGATCCCAATTTAGATTTAAAACATTTAGTTCATCACTCAACAGTTCAGTATGTTGATAGGGATGCTGATGGTGATGTGGACATTTATGATGAACCAGGCAAAAAAACTCCAGATGAAAATGTAATGAGTGCTCCAGTGGGAGCAGAAGTTGCTTCAAGAAAACTTATTGCTAAACAAAAAGGAGAATTGAAGCATACTAAAAGAGGTGTTGCTTATGAAGAAACTAAATCAGGAGATGAAGGTCTTAGAGATTGGTTTGGAAAATCAAAATCTTCTGATGGGAAATCTGGGTGGGTTCAACTAGGGGGAAAATGGGCAGGTAAACCATGTGCTCGCCAACCAGGACAAACTTCTACTCCAAAGTGTGGCAGTTCCAAAATGGCAGCAAACCTATCACCCGAAGAAGAGGAAAGATCTAGAAGCAGAAAAAATAGACAAGATCCAAATCAACCAGAAAAAACTGGTGGAGCAAAACCAACTAACGTAAGAACTGAAGAAATGGACATTCAAGAAGTAAAAGACAAACCAGGAAAAGGTAGTGGAGAAAAAGATGCTTGCTATCATAAGGTAAAGTCTAGGTATGACGTTTGGCCAAGTGCATATGCTTCGGGAGCACTAGTCAAGTGCCGTAAAGTTGGAGCAGCAAATTGGGGAACAAAAACGGAAGAAATGCATATGCATGAAGAAGAAAGATATTGCCCCCTATGTGCTAAGAGAGAAACTAGATCGGAATGTTCTTATGGGGAAAAAGCGTGGGACAAAGTATCGGTAAAAGATGAAGAGTACTCAATGGCTCGTTCAGAACTGAATACTATTGTAGATGCTGTTAGAAGATTAAAGTCAAAAGTAGAAAATGGTGAAGGATCTTTAGAAGCATGGGTTCAATCAAAAATCACTAAAGCAGCAGACTATATTGATACCGCAGCAGATTATGTTGCTGGTGGAGAAATGGAAGAGATGAAATGTTGGCCTGGATATGAAAAGAAAGGAACTCAAAAACTTTTCGGCAAAAAGTACAATCGTTGCGTCAAAAAAGAAGATGTAACCATTGAAGATGCTGATGGTAATACTTTTGCCGAAGTTATTGATTTAATTGAGCCAGAACCAATCAAAGGTTTCAAGTCTCAAGTAGATGAGGCAACTAGAATACAAGCAAAAACTGGAAATTTAATGATGGTTATTGCTATGTGGAGAGGAAAGAGTTATTCATTAAAAATGTTTTTCCCACAAGCAAAACTTCCAAGTAAAAAAGAAGTTGAAGAGCAAATTCAAAAAGTGTATCCTGGAGCAAAAGTCATTTACTCCAAGGTAAGTGAAAGAGAACCTGGAGAACCTTTTTTTCAGGTAGAGGATTGGCAAAAAGTAAATAGAAAAGATAGAACAGATGGATTGAGTCAAGATGCGGTTGATGCTTATCGCCGCGAGAATCCAGGATCAAAATTACAAACCGCAGTAACTGAAAAAAAGCCTAAGGGCAAAAGGGCTGAACGTCGCAAGTCTTTTTGCCGCAGAATGAAAGGTATGAAAAAAAGATTAACTTCTGCAAAAACTGCTAGGGATCCAGATTCAAGAATTAATAAGGCTTTACGTCGCTGGAAGTGTAACTAATAATTAGGAGGTTATATTATGTCAAATGATGTTTATCTTGGTAATCCGCTTTTAAAAAAAGCAAATACTCCTATTGAGTTTACTCAAGAACAGATTGAAGAGTTTATTAAATGTAAAGATGATCCCGTCTATTTTGCAAACAACTATGTAAAGATTGTTACTCTTGATCATGGATTACAAACATTTAAACCATATCATTTCCAAGAAAAGTTAATTAACAATTTCCACAATCACAGATTCAATATCTGTAAGATGCCTCGTCAGACAGGCAAATCTACGACAGTAGTATCTTTTCTTCTTCATTATGCTGTATTCAATGATAATGTGAATATTGGCATTCTTGCAAACAAAGCAGCAACTGCTAGAGAACTATTAGACAGATTGCAGACAGCATATGAAAATCTACCAAAGTGGATGCAACAAGGTATCATCTCTTGGAACAAAGGTTCTCTTGAACTTGAGAACGGAAGTAAAATCTTGGCTGCTTCTACTTCTGCTTCTGCGGTTCGTGGTATGTCATTCAATATCCTATTTTTGGACGAATTTGCGTTCGTTCCAAATCACATCGCAGACTCGTTCTTTGCATCAGTATATCCAACAATTACTTCAGGTAAAAACACAAAAGTAATTATTGTATCCACACCGCATGGTATGAATCACTTCTACCGCATGTGGCATGATGCGGAGAAAGGTAAAAATGAATATGTATTCACAGACGTTCATTGGAGCGAAGTTCCTGGAAGAGATGAGGTATGGAAAGCACAAACTATTGCCAACACTTCCGAGCAACAGTTTAAGGTTGAGTTTGAGTGTGAATTTTTAGGTTCGGTTGATACTCTAATCGCACCATCAAAACTGCGAAGTTTAGTTTATGATAACCCAAGAACCCAAAGTGTTGGATTGGATGTGTATGAAGAGGTTAAAGAAGATCATGATTATGTAATTACTGTTGACGTAGCTAGAGGAGTTGGAGAAGACTACTCTGCATTTGTAGTTGTTGATATTACTGAATTTCCACATAGAGTGGTTGCAAAGTATAGAAACAATGAGATAAAACCAATGATGTTCCCAAACATCATATATGAAGTAGCTAAAAATTATAGTAGCGCATATATTTTGTGTGAAGTAAATGATATTGGAGATCAAGTAGCATCACTTCTCCATTACGATCTAGAGTATCAAAATGTTCTTATGTGCTCGATGAGAGGTCGTGCTGGGCAAATAGTTGGTCAAGGATTTTCTGGTAAGAAAACTCAACTTGGGGTTAAGATGTCCAAAACTGTTAAAAAAGTTGGATCTCTTAATCTGAAAACGATGATAGAGGAGAATAAACTTATCTTCAATGATTATGATATTATTAGTGAGTTGACAACTTTTGTATCAAAACACAACTCTTTTGAGGCGGAAGAGGGTTGTAATGATGATTTGGCAATGTGTTTGGTTATCTATGCATGGTTAGTATCCCAAGACTATTTCAAAGAACTCACTGATCAAGATATAAGAAAGAGAATATATGAAGAACAAAAAAATCAGATAGAACAAGATATGGCACCATTTGGATTTGTTGTAGATGGTGTCAGTAGTGAAGATAGTTTTGTAGATTCTAGTGGAGACCGATGGTTTACTGATGAGTATGGTGATATGGCATACATGTGGGAGTATAGATGATGGAATTGGACAAGCAGATAAACTTAGGTCATTTGTTGCTTGTTGATAGAAAATGTAGAGTTTGTGGAGAAACTAAAAATCTAATAGACAGTTTTTATAGAACAAGAAAGGATAGAGGAGCTGTTTCTTCTTCTTACTCATATGAGTGTAAAGAGTGTACGATAAAAAGAGTTGTTTCTAATAGAATGGTAACAGCAGTTCTTGATAAGTGGGAATATCCTGACTGGTAATCTGTTCACGTCCCATTTCCCCTGCGAAAAGTAAGTTTTTAATAAATATTTTGTAGATAAACTGAGACTTTACGGAGAAAAAAATGGCGACTCCTCAATTATCTCCAGGCGTACTCGTCAGGGAAGTTGATCTAACTGTAGGAAGAGCTGATAATGTTTTAGATAATATTGGTGCTATTGCTGGACCTTTCCCAATTGGACCTGTTGATTTTCCTGTTGATATTACCACGGAACAAGAATTAATCAATGTATTTGGGAAACCACTCTCAACAGACTCCCAATACGAATATTGGATGAGTGCTTCATCATTCCTCTCATACGGAGGTATTCTTAAAGTTGTAAGAACTGGTGGAACAACTCTTAATAACGCAAATGCTGGTGTAGGTGCAGCAAATACAACCTCACTAGACATTGATAACTATGACGATTATCTGAATAATCACATAGATGCAAATGATTTTACTTGGGCAGCAAAGAATCCAGGTTCCTGGGCAAACTCATTAAAAGTTTGCGTGATTGATGACCTGGCAGACCAAATTATTGGTATTACTACAACGGATTTGGGTAATGCTGGCGCTGCCATTGGTTATGGTATTACAGCAGCAGTTTCTGGCACTCTAGCAGGTTCTGGAAGCACTTCTACATTTACTGGACATCTGAAAGGAATTATTACAGGTGTTTCTACTGATGCCACAAACGCTGCTAGTACAATCACAGTAAAGATTGTTTCTAGAGTTTCTTCAGCAGGAACAGAAACAAAGATTGATTACGCTGAGGGTGGGGCGTTTAACTCTTTCGATACTTCAGATTCAATTTACTTTGTAAACAGTTCTGGAATTAACACTGGTGTTTCTGCTACTGTACCATACACACCAGCAACTGTAACTGACTGGTATGACCAACAAACTCTTGGTCTAACAAATAGCACAGTTTTCTGGAAGTCCATTGCTCCAAAACCATCATCAAATGCATATTCTCTTGATAGAAACGGAAAGGGTGATGGCATCCATGTAGTTGTTGTTGATGATTTAGGAAATGTAACTGGCATTCAAGGAAACATTCTTGAGAAGCATGTAGGACTTTCAAAAGCACTTGATTCTATTTCTTCAGTTAATTCTCCACAGAGAATTTGGTATGAGCAGTATGTTGCTGATTTCTCAACTCAAGTTTATGCTGGAGGAAATCCATCATCTGCTGCCGATGCTTATTGGGGAACTGCTCCAAGAGCTACTGGATTCACAACTTATAGTGGAGTTGCTGCAGCATCCTTTACTCCAATTACAACTGGAGATGGATTATGGGGTCAGAATGCACAAGACATTACTTTCTCCGCAATTGGAAACGTAACTTATACTTTGAGTGGTGGTGTTGACTACTCATCTGCTGGGGGAATGCAAGCATCTCTTGGCAATCTAATCACTTCATATGGACTTTTCTCAAACAAAGATGAAGTGGAAGTTGATTACTTAATCATGGGTCCTGGACTGACAGACAGAGCAGATTCTCAAGCAAAAGCAAACTACTTAATCTCTCTTGCGAATGAAAGAAAAGATTGTATTGCTACTGTTGGTCCTCACAGGGCAGACCTAATTGGAATCACAAATACCACAACTCAAACAAATAATCTAGTAAACTACTTCAGTTCACTTTCATCTTCATCTTATGCGGTATTTGATAGTGGATACAAGTACACCTACGATAGATTTAACAACAAGTTCCGCTATATTCCATGTAACGCTGATGTTGCTGGTTTAATGACTCGTACAAACATTGTTGCTTTCCCTTGGTTCTCTCCTGCTGGACAACAACGTGGTATTATCAACAATGCCGTTAAGTTGGCATATAATCCCAGCAAAGCTCAGAGAGACAAATTATATCCACAAAGAGTAAACGCTATTGTTACTCAACCTGGCATTGGAACACTTCTATTCGGTGATAAGACTGCTCTAGGATACGCCTCAGCGTTTGATAGAATCAATGTTCGCCGTTTGTTCCTCACAATTGAGCAA